AATTCTGATGGTAACATTATTCAAGTATACAGCCTTGATTTCTGGTTGTCAACTGAATAATCTAGAAATTGGAATGCCTTGACGTATTTCTTCAACAGTCCACTCTGTGTGGCACAACTTCACAAACCATTCTGTTCTATCAGGCACATAAGGATTGTCTAGTTCCGACCATTTGATGCTGAGTTCAGCGGCCAGGCTAGATGAGTCACACAAAACAGGAACACCGTTTATAGCTGCTTGGACAGCTGGTCCGCTGTTGTGGTTGATCACGCAGTGATAATTGTAAAAAATATCAAAACTGTCATAGGTATTAGGTACAAGTACAGGTCGTTCGACTTCTATTCCAGATTGCTTGAATGGAAATGCTGACCGAGGATGATATCTCACACGAATTCTTCTATGAGTATGCTGTTTTATTTTTTCAATAGTGTCTGCTACCCAATCTTTCATTGCAGGCATGCCTTGCCATTGCAGGCTTTCTTGATGTTGGCAGGCTATTAGTATTTCACCACGTCTGAGATCTGGGATAGGTTGTAGTTTCACACCCAACTGCTGAGGCCGCGAATGATCTATATCTTTGTTGTTGCCAAATTTGCCAAGATTGTTGATATGATCTAGACTCAGCCTCCAAGTTTCGCCTCTACGGAGATTTCCTACTTCAACGATCAGCACAGCCGTGCCTGCTTGTCGGCATCGATCGTAAATTGCTTTATTTGATCGCATTCTTCCTGCCCACAACACTGACCAAATCACAGCAACATCCTCGTTGTCGTGTACCACATCATGTCCTAGTTGTCTTAGGCCTTGTTCTACGGCGTCAAACACAGGAGGACTGTTTAGAGCACCGAATTCTCGATATAATCTGAAGCGCATAATTTTAATAAATAATCTACGTAGTTAATATTGTTGTATATTTATGAATTATGACCAAATTTCAAAAAAGGCTGAGTAAGCTCACAAAAAATAATACCAGTGCGTTGGTAATCGGCACTGCGTTTGGCCAAATATCAGAAATTTTAAGTATGTATTCAACAGTGTTCGTGGTAAATGAAGATGCGTTAGAGTTGAAAGCAAAAAATCTCATTTACAGACAGGATATTGATAGATTAGATTCTCTTGTAAATGTTGGGGTCGTGTTTATTGATATGAAACATATTGATAAATTAGAAAACTTACAAAGATTCTGGAGAAAGAACAACTCCGCGGTATTGATTGAAGGCAATGATGCCATATCCCGAGAGCTGTCTAAACCGTTGTATGATTCGGGCTGGCGCTGTACCAGTCTCCAGGGAATATTTCACGTATGGGAACAAAATAAATGAAAATGACAGTTGTTACTACCTTTCATGATAAAGGTTATAAAACTTATGGTAAGAGAATGATCCAAACATTCTTACAAAACTGGCCTGATACTGTGTCACTGGTAGTATATGCTGAAAATTGTGAAGTCGTTGAACAGGCATCAAATCTAATTGTAAAAGACCTGCATCAGAGCAGTCCGGAATTAGTAGCATTCAAAGAGCGTTGGAAAGATATTCCAAAAGCTATAGGCAAACTTGCAACTGGTCCTATAAATGCCAAGGGAAAACAGCAAGGAATTGGATTTAAATGGGATGCTGTGAGATTCGCTCACAAAACTTACAGTATATTCGACTGTGCTAAAAACACAGACAGTGATTTTTTAATATGGATGGATGCAGACACTGTGTGTCATAGTCCTATCACTGTTAAACAATTGAATAGATTAATCCCTCAAGATAAAGATCTTTGTTTCTTAGGAAGGCGAGGCAAATACACTGAATGCGGTCTGTATGCTATGAACTTAAAAAGTCCTAGTATACATGCATTTCTTGATAAATTTCAATGGATGTACGACGATGCCGAAAATGGAATTTTCAAACAAGATGAGTGGCATGACAGCTTTATCTTTGATGTTGTTCGTAAGCATATAGTGTTAAACGAACTAGACTGGAGCGGACATTTAATCAAAGGTGAAGGGCATCCTTTGATTAATAGCGAATGGGGTGCATATCTTGATCATCTCAAAGGTGCAAGGAAGGATCAAGGCAAGAGTAAATCTACTGATCTGTTAACTCCAAGAACAGAAGCTTACTGGCGATGATTATTCACCTTTGTATTTTTTAATTACAATTTCAGATAATCTTTTTTCAACAAGACTTTTACCATCGCCCTTCCATGCTGCTCTAAGAGCCTTTGGTTCTTTACTACCCCAGTGTACTGTGCCTAATTCGTATACATGAAGACCTTTGCCGTAGTCTCTATTTTTTATTTTATAAGACGGAAACTTAGTAAACATATACTCAACTACATATCCGTCGTAGGCGCGAGTCAATTCAAATATTTTTCCAGAATTCCAGATATCTTCGTAGGTTTCAACAAATTCAGATAGCTGCGGATGTTTCATATTAATTATAATATGGCCAGCGTCTTCTTTTTGTAACTGCGATTCACCTGTGGCCCAGACTAATTTTGATTCGATTAAATTTTTTATAATATTATCAAAATATTCTTGATTAAAGTCTAAAATTTCAACATCGGTATCTAATAAAAATACAAAATCGTATTCTGTTAAATTTTTTATCGCCCACACCTGGCTTTGCATTTTCCGCCAAAAGTTCAGTTGTTTTTTATTTGTCGATAGTGTAAGAAATTTTGCATTATTGTTTACAATCGAGTTCCATTGTACTACGCTGATGTCTTTGATTTTTATTTTATTGCTGTCATGAACAATGAATTTATCTCCTGGTAATTTTTTCCAAGACTTGACACAATATTTTGCTATGTGTTCCCAATAATTTTCGTCGGCAAGTCCAGTAAATGCAATTTTCATATCAAAACCCTTGTTTTTTTAATTTTGAAATAAGAGCAGGTGCGCGATCTTTGCACCACTTTGCAAATTCATTTTTATCATTTGCTGCTCTTTTTTTATTCTCATCATATATTTTATCTTTTACAGCTTTTTGCCAAAAAGGATGAACGTGTTCAACAACAACATCTTGTAATCTATACAACTTTCCTATTCCTAGTCCCACTATTTGCCAAGCAGCATCGACATATAAATGTTGCACTACTGGAAATCCAAACCAACCTATGGCTCTAACTAAATTTCCACCTACTACAGGATGCGTAGGACATCTTGGTTTTCCTCCTAGATCATTAGGATATGAAATAGCACCAGTTCCTGCTTTTTCAATTAAGATAATATCCCAAAATTTAGTTTGTGGTACTAAGTCGTCGGCAAGTAACCCGTACCACGGTTCGTTAGGATTTTGAATGTAAAGTTCTTGCATTGCTGCTCGTAACCCCTCTCTTGGTCCAACTACAACTTTGAATTCTTTTGGCCAAGATAGCTTTAGCAATTCGTCTAAGGTAGGATCATCATTATCAATCCTAACATAGACCGGAGTTGATGCTTCGGTGGCAATCCAAGCATCGATAAATCTTTTACAGTTTTCTGGTCGAGACCTTGTAGCTAAAATCCACATTATTCACGTACCATATGTTTTCTACCCTTTCCGGAATAGTGAAAGAACGAATCAAGGAGATCAGTATCTTCAAATCCTTGTGGTGCTTTTAGTACAGATTTTGATAAATTTCGATGTGGCAAATCTTTCACAGCATACCACAACACATCGTTGTCCCAGGGACGATGAAGTGTATCAATAACTCCGTTGTACCAAGCATCTTCATATTTTTGTAACCACTGTTCAAATAACTCATGATGACGATCAACTAATACGAATCCAGATTCAGCCTGTCGTAGATTGCCGCAGATGATGCTAGCAACGTCTCCATCTTTTGGCCAATATTTTGTTAAATCGGGCGTGTTTAATATTTTTACATCGCTGTCTAACCAAATTAGATATCTAGTCTTGACATTTCTCAAAGCCCAAATAAAACATTTTCCTTTAGTCCAAAATTTATGTTTTTTGCCGCCAATACCATAATACATATCAGTCTTTGGAGGATATGCAGGTGCAGCATCTATGACTTTTATGTCTCCTAAATCTATTTGCATGCTATCGACTAATGCTATTTTGTGTCCTTTTAACATTGACCATCCGGGTAAATTGTATTTGGCAACGTTTTCATAGTATAACGGACCGAAACTGGTAACCCAAGTAATATCATCAAAATTTATTTCCATTTTTTATTCCGCATAAGTAATATGTACGTATTTAACTTGAATAACATATGAAGAAAATATTATTGACTGGATCTAGTGGGTTTTTAGGCTCACACTACAAAACATTTTTAGAATCGCACTACACTGTGATATGTGCTGATCGGTCATCAGGAATTGATCTAACAGATAAGACCAAAGTTGACCAACTACCGGATGTAGATATTGTAATTCACTTTGCTGCATTTAATGGAACTAAAAAATTCTATACACAACCATACGATGTTGTTCGTGATAATCTGTTACCAACACAGTATCTATTAGACAGGTATTCGGGAAAAGTTGAAATGTTTGTTCATGCAGGCACCTGCGAATCATATGCAGGCGGTTTGTCGTTGGGAATAATTGATATTCCAACTTCTGAAAATATTCCGCTAGTAGTTGATGATATTATGAATCCGAGATGGAGTTATGGTGGTTCTAAAATTGCTAACGAATTACAAGTAATTGCTGCACACCATCAACATAAACAACCGTTTCAAATTATTAGATTTCATAACATTTATGGGCCTGGACAGAAAGATCACTTTATTCCTGAATTTGTATCTCGCCTAAATACTGGAGACGCTACGGTGTTCGGAGCCACTGAAACTCGATCGTTTTGTTATGTGTCGGATGCATTAGAGGCTTGCTATCTATTGATGAATACTCCATTAGCACATAATAGAATTATCAATGTCGGTACTGGAAAAGAATCATCAATCTTAGAAATTGCAGAAATTATATCAAAAGAATTAAAAATAAATTTACCTTTAATTCCGGTAGAAGGTAAAACAGGATCAGTGGCAAGAAGATGTCCTGATATTTCATTACTCAAGTCGCTAATTAATTGGGAACCTAAAATTGATTTAGTGCAAGGATTAAAATTAACATTGGAGGACATTAAATGAAAATAGGTGTAATTGGATGGGGTGTTGTTGGTAGTGCATGCGGCGAAGGATTTAGAATGCTAGGTCACGATGTGATAGCACACGATCCAAAATTTAATACTTCTATTGATCAAGTGATTGATACCGAACTTGTGTTTGTATGTGTACCAACTCCAGAAGGCCCCAACGGCGAATGCGATCTTTCTATTGTAAAAAATACCATCAATGAGTTGAAATCAAAAAAATATACCGGAGTCATTGCTCTTAAATCTACATCAGTCCCTGGAACTACGCAAAGCATAATTGATCAATACAACGACTACGATATTTGTTTTGTTCCTGAATTTTTAAGAGAAAGATCTGCTCTTGAAGATTTTGTTAGAAATCACGATATACTTGCTGTGGGATGTCATACAGATCGAGCTTGGCATAAAGTCAGCGAAGCACACGGATGGATACCAAAAAATAAAATTAGAATGACCCCGACAGAAGCAGAAATTCTTAAATATTATTCCAATACATTTAACGCTGTTCGAGTAACCTTTGCAAATGTTATGTACGAAATTTGCGAAAAAATGAATTCTGACTATTCGAAAATATTAGAAACATTTTTACTACGCGGCACGTCAAGTCCTGATTATTTAAAATGCGGTCCAGACCTTAGAGGATACGGTGGAATTTGTTTACCTAAGGACACCAAGGCAATGGCAGATCTTTGCAGGAAGTTAAATTTGCCTTTTGAATTATTCGATGCTGTAGACAACGACAACGAAAAGGTTAAGACTACTGTGTTTCCTGGGATGCGATTATAAAGAGGCAACCCATTCTGGATATGACACAGTTTCGAAATCAATTGTGTCTTTAATGAACCAAGTTTCGAATACATTAGCTGGATTATTTTTAAAATATACATCGTATACTGCAATTTTATAACCGTAACCGGACAAAAAATTATTGGCTACGGTGTGAAAGTCTTCATTGCACTGATATCTGTCGTGTTCGAACGAGATAAAATCAAAACTAATTCCTTGTCCTATTACTCTTTTTAATGCATTGAAGGTGTTAATAGGCGGTTCTATATCACAAGATAGATAATTTATATGCTTGGGTAATGAATTGCTTATAAGTTCTTTTTCGTAATCGAATGTTATTGCATCATTCCAATATACCGGATTTTTTCTTTCTACGCAGGCGTCCCAATCTTTTTGGTATTTGGAATCTAATTCTATTGAAAATCCTTTCCAACCAGCAAGTACTTCTAGGTTATATGTGTTACTGCCTTTTGCTGGGCGATTGGCTCCAATTTCTATATAAGTTCCGTTAGTTCCTGTTGTATTAAAAGCAAAATGATCTTGTTTTGCTTGAGAGCATTTTTTAAAATCGTTGATTGTTATTAAATTAGACATATTGTTTTATATTTCTCCATGCAGTACCATTACTTAGTTCTAAAAAATTCCAATGACACATTGATATACTATTAACCCACGATTGTCTATCGGGCATAACAGGAGTTTCAATGGTCGCTAAATCAGTATTAGCAACAGCAAATGCTTGACTCATTTGCGGAACAGGATCGGTGACAAATACCGGTATTCCTTCAATCGCCGCTGCTACAGCAGGAGAACTATTATATGTTATAACAGCCCATGCATTTATAAAATCGTCAGTGATTTTTTCAGAACTGCTAATCGTCCATCTCGGATCTTTAGAATTTAAATAGTTAATTGCGTTTTTATCGCCAGGGTGTGCTCGTACAACAACAGGTCGAGCAGTATATTTTCGAATCTCAGTAATGGTTTTTTCTAACCATTCAACAACATCAAATCCTTTCATCGACCAGCCACCGTTGCGTTGTGTACAGATTAGAATGTGTTTACCTTGTGTTCTCCAAGGTTTTAAATGTATGCCACAGTCCTTACTGATCTGTTGCCAGCGAGCTGGGTCGACTACTGAATTAAAATAATTTCCAGTAGTTGGAAACACTCCGTCAAAACTATATCGCAGATAATGATGGTGATTGGTTTTATCTGCATACAAAAACAAATTGCTGTCGGCAATTAACACATGCTTGTGATCTCTGTGTTGTTTGTCAATTATTGATTTTCTAAACTTTAGGTGCGTGGAATTTTTTGATCCTTCATGGACCCACCCCTGAATCACTGCAACGTCACAGTCTAATAAGGTTGCTTGATTATTCAGTATTCCCTGATCACCGACTGCGTTCACACCTTGCACAAAGTATCTTAGTATATTCTCTTTTTCTGGATTTTTATTTCCGGGAGGAACCGTGTTTAGATAAGAAACTACTTTCACTTCTTTTTCTCTTTTTGGGGTTTTAACTTTTTATTTTCCCCTCGAACTGTATTGCTGTATTCTGTTTTATTATCGACGCCGAGAAAGTGTGTAAAGTATTCAGCAACTGAACTGTTTTCAACGAAATATCGATTGATATGATCAGGATCACACGCAGGCATTTCTTTCCATTGATCGAGAGGGGTGACATAGGTAGCAATAGGAATAGATTTAGCAACATCTGCTAATGCAATGTGATCATATGGCATTGGAATTTTAAAAATGCCGCCGTTATACCACATCAACGAAAACGTTCTGATAAAACTTTCAAAATTTTCATGTTTGGTATTAAACGCTACAATCCCTGTATCGATGTCCCATTCTTTGCCGGCAATTAATGTGCCAGCAACCTTGTCTTGCGGATGCAACAGATTTATTGCCTGTTGTTTTGATATGGCTTGATCGACTCTAATATCAGCATCTAACCAAACAACCAATCCTTGAAATTTTCTTGCAGCCCAGATCTGTACCCGGCTTTTTTTCCAAAATCTATCCGACTTATAGGTGCCCATGGTTTCAGATAACCATGGATCTGTCGGAGAAGCAACATCTTTAAAAAAACTATAAGTCTTTCCAAATCCTAAATCAACAGGTTTGTCATCCCAAACTACTACAACTTCACCCGGAAGCTGACTCCAACTCGGTAATGTTAATTCCCCAATGGTATTCCAGTAGTCCCTAGACAAACAGGTTACCCAAGTTATAGCTGTGTTTGATTTATTTTGATTGTGACTGAGATTTTCTGAAGTTTCAATACAATAGTCCCACCAGAGATCAGCATATTCACAATTTCTATAATCTTTAAACCATGGTCCTCCTTGAGTCCAATGATAAGCCTTAGGAGCACTGTCTGTAGATTCTTTGTTCCAGCCCACTAACCAATTCCACTCGGCGTTGAGTTCCCCAATTTCGTGATCCTGCAGCCAGCTAAACCGATGTAGGTATTGTCCTGATTCTGAATTGACTAACTCTAGATTTAACGATTGATTAGAAGAATGTCCACAATTCCATAGAATCATCGAGCTCCAATTTTTTCTCGGATACTGAGTTTGTTTACAGCCGTCCATCTTTGTGTCTTCTGACGGGGTATGGTTATGTTTTACTACCATCACCGCATATTTAGGATCTGCATGCGCAAGCATTTCTGCAATATCCACAGTCCATACAAAGTCACAGTCACAAAATACTGCCCAGCCTTGGTATCCTGTGAGGTGAGGCACTAAAAATCTAGTAAATGTAAATTCTGTACTAGATAACGGATCAGCATCTCTCCAATATTTTTCCTCGAATCTTAATTGCTGTTGTTTCAACGGAATCACTTCGATTCCGGGAGAGTGTTTTTCTAGTGAGTACTTGCACACTTCATATGCTAAATTTTCTCTGGGGTCGTATCCTATGTAAACTGGTATAAGGTTATTGTTCATTGGTTAATATTCTCTTTGCTGTTCCGTTTTTAAGTTCATTGATATGAAACTGTCCATATGACAAGTGACAAGCCCATGCATATAATTTATCACTGTCAGCATAGTAGGGCGTGGTTATCTGACTTAGATCCTGTAATGCTACTGGACTCGCAGCATTTGAAGGAGCCATTGTAAATGCTGGTATTCCGTGAAAAATTGATTCAATAGCGGCTACACTGTTGAAAGTGACCAGCGCAAATACATCATTATCTAATGCAGACTGCAAAGTATCAGTGACTGTTCTGTCAATTCTTTTAGGCGCCCGCTGTCTAATTTCTATCGGCCGATCGGTGTATTTTTTAATTTCAGATACTGTATTATTAACCCAATCATCTTTGGTAATGCCGTAGAACTTACAAGGCTTATCATCTGGAGCAGCTATTAGAATCTTTCTGCCATCTTTTTTCCACGGAGTAAATTTTTTGTTAAACTGTTTAAATCTATCGTCTGGACGAGAGATAATTTCACCGTGTTGTAAATCATTCTTTACAATACGATGCCAGTGTTTCCATCCACTTGGGTTTGTACTTGTGCGTTCATTTCCAAAATATCCAGTATCCATATAATAAAATGTTCGTTTATCTTCCCAACAACGTTTCATGATTTTGTGTTTGAGAATCCCTCGTAACACTATAGGATTGCTGCTGTTATCGTAACGAAAATCTTTGTCGGAGATTATTTTTTGATTACAACCTTCGGCAAACATGTTAATGTATTCATCCTCGCTGCCTTTGCTTAGAAAAATCCAGTTATTCATAGTTTCTAATAATAGCAACTGCTCTGGAATGATCGGTGTTCTGTGTATATTCGATATTTTTAGTTGTTGCAATTTCATCTAACAACTGTTTAACCCCTGGCATATCGTAATCGTCGAATACGATCATTTTACTTTCTTTTAACATTTCATAGTCGTGCTTAACAGATTCATAACTATGTCCGGCATCAATATAAACAAAATCAAATTTTCTTGGGATAATTAACGTATCTCTAGTCCACCCTTCGATAATTTCAATAGTGACTCGATTTAAAAATTTTGCTCGTGTTTTATCAAGTTTGATTGCTAGTCTTTCTTTATTAACTGACCCTTTCCCGTTTAATTCAGAATCGTGATCTATTAATAAATCAAAAGCATCATACCCTGTATATGTAATGCAACGGTCATTGTTTTTTAAAGAGTGTGATATAAGTTGTCTAGCTGTATTACCATTATGCACACCTATTTCGGCAATGCTACTAGGACTAACTTCGGCCAATAATTTTTCAAAAAGTTCAAATTGATTATCTTTCATTTGCGTTCAATGTCCTCTTCGATGCATTGTTCGCCATATTGTATTTCTACAACCTTTACTGGTACGTCATAGGGGTTAGTTAATTGATGCCATTCTTTAACAGTTACTCTGTATTCAACATGCTGCTGTAAGTGAACCGACGGAAGAGCATATCCACTTTCCAATTGTCTATTAACAACAGCCTCGCCTTCGCTTACTATCCAGTATTCAGCACGTAGGTTATGTCGTTGCATGCTTAAACTCTTGCCAGGATTTACAGTAAGTTCTTTAACTTTCATTCCCGGAACTTCATGCAGCACACGGTAGTAGCCCCATTGACGTTCAGTCTTAGGGGATTTCCATTCTTGTAATATCCAAGAACTAGAATTCATTTTATTTTCGCCACCTACACCAAACACAAATTCTAAGTTATTATCAACCACAGTCATTTCTGGGCTGTTAGTGTTGGTTCGATCACCGCCGTTGGCAAAGATGATTGTATCTTCCGGAAACTGTTTTCTAACTTCTAGTATGGCATCTTTTGCCGATCCGTCAGCATCATCAAAATCATAAACAATACCGTCTACACATTTAATATTGTCTACAATAGCTGCTCGTTCAGAAAGAGGCATAAAGGCTGCACCTTTTTTACGAACAAGCCATGCGTCTGAATTAATTCCTACAAGGAGCATGTCTCCAAGTTCTCTTGCTGCTTGGAAGTAGGCAATGTGTCCGGAATGAAGGGGATCAAACCCACCTGTGACTAAAATAATCTTTTTCATGCAGATATTTATCTGCGTATATTATTCAGTATTTAAAGACTGGCGTCTTCTAATCCAGATACTCGTAGTTTAACGATGTTGCTGAGATGCCATTGTTTCTGATCAAGTGCTTTGATAATGCCTAACCATTTATTTCTAAGTAAGGCAAAATCATTGATGATTTTTTCAAAGTCTACAACGTCAGCTTCACCTTCTACGAACTTTTCACAGTCCCTAGAAGATAAAGCTCGTTGATAGTTTTCTAAATACTTGCGAAAATGTTGGCTACGAAGCCTACGAAGTTCAATGTTTAAGTACTCAAGGATACCTTCAATTTCTTGAAGTTGATTAAAGCGTTCTTCCACGATGCCGGGCATTTGCGAACTTGCCTTCTCAATGTTACCCGCTATGCGGACATCTTGTTTTGCTTCGATTAACTCAGCTTCATAATAGGCCGCAGCATCGGGGATATTGCTTATATCTTTACTAACCTTGTCGTACCAATTCATTTATTCCTCTTCGTCGTAGCTGTCTACATCTTCTTCGATATCTTCACCGTCGATGGCGTATGTGATAGCTTCGTCAAGAAAAGGATCGACTCCTTGCAGACTGTCTAACACACTTTCTTTGATGCCGTAGTCTAGCAATGTGTTTACAAAATCAGTGGCCACATCTGGTCTGTGTTTTTCAGGAATGTGCCCAATTACCACGTGCCATAAGTCAGCAATTAAATCTTCTTTCATTCAGTAATCTCCGTTTCAGGTTCAACAATAGTAGTTATCTCTGAAGCGGAAATTTCACCGTGTTTAGAAATGTCTTCCATGGCGATGTCTAAACCGTCTTTCTCATTGCGTTCCCAAGCCTTGCGGAACTGCTTGATGATCTCGCCGTCTTTGGTAGTGTATACAAGGCTGTTACCTTCTTTCTTGAGCATGCCTTTGGCTTCGAACAGGTCGACTAATCCACTATATGGACTCATACCTGTTTCATAAGGAATCTCAACCTGCACACTTTCAAACGGTTTTGCATAACGAGTTTTCATGATCTTACAAGCAGCACGGATACCTTGCACAGTTGTGGTCTTATTGCCATCTGCATCAAGTTTCAACTTCAACTTTCGCATGGCAACAACTATTGAACTTGCGTAGATGAAACCTTGTCCGCCACTGATCTTGTCATCTGGATCAAACATGTCTTGACTTGCGTATGTGTGATTGGTACATACCATACCAATGTTGTATGCTCCAAACATGTTAACACAGTTACGAACCAGTGCTGTGAGTGCTTTAGGTTTACGGCCCATGTCACCTTTCATATCCCCAGCTTGGAACTGGTTAACATCAGTAGGGGTCAGTAACATGCCCAATGAATCTATAATAAACAAAATCTTAGGACGATCTGCTTCATCCATTGTTTTGTATTCTGCAATAAATTCTGTGATGGTCTTTGCCACATCGTCGATCATGGCCATGTTAAGTTTCAACAACTTATCTGGGCTTGTATCAACCCCAAGAGCATGCAACCATTTTTCATCGAGTGCATTTTCTGTATCAATCAAGATAGGATAGATACCTTGTGCTTGGGCGTTCTTGACTAGGTTCCCTGAACAGATAAAACTCTTACCTGCGCCACTCTCACCCGCAAATACAGTAACCTTGCCTAGTGGAATGCCTCGATCAAAATATCCGCTGATAAGATAGTTTAATGCGTAGTTGTTTGTACTAACCCAATCTGTTGGGTCGTTAAAGCCAATACTTAAACCATCAATCGATTTAGTTATTGACTTTCTAAATTTAGAAATATCAAATGCTTTTGCCATTATAGATCACCCTTTGATAGTTTCTTTGGACCCACAACGATGTCTTCACGACCGATTGCTTTTAACCATGTGTTTAATCTGTTAATTATAACAGAATCGTCCTTGGGGTTGTCAAATCTAACATCGATATCGGCAACAGTATCCCCGGTTTGATCTTCTCTACTGTTAAAACTCAGAGAGAAGTTTTCATTAATTTTTTGTGTTCTTGCCATTATTTTTTACCCTGTTGAGAAATAGAGTGTGAGTTGCCCCACACTCTATGTTTAGTCTTACTGCTTCTGACGATTGCGAATCATGGCAAGGATGTCTTGCGCACGACTGTTGTCACCTGCGGGTGCTGCGGCAGCTGGAGCAGCGTTAACTACTGGTGCTGGAGCATCATCAATGTGATCATCAACTGGAGCAGCGACTGTTCTCGCAGCTGGCTTGTTAGGATCACCAGTGGCTTGACTCATACCAGCTGGTTTGAAATACTGACCCCAACGTTCCATATCATAGGCTTCACCATCTACAGAAGCTTCAAACATTTCTTTCATGACCTTGAGTTCTACATCAGTGGGTTTCTTTGGCAGGAAGCCGCTGAGATCAAAAAGACCGTGTGCTTCTACTGCTGCGGATTCTACATCTGTTAGTGAACGTTCACGACGGCTCCACTTTGATGTAGAGTAATCAGCAAAGCCACCTTTAGATGTCTTAGCAATGCGGAAGTCCAGACCTTTCAAGTAGTCTGTTGGCAACTCATCCAATTCTGGATCCATTAATGCGCTACGGATGATAGCGTAGATCTGAGGTCCGATGATAAATCTACGGATAGGGTTGTCTGGAAGTTTGTCTTCCTTGAGTGGATCTTCAACCACAAAGCCTTGGAAAATGTATGAACGCTTTTTCCAATACTTACGACCCATCTCTTCTAGTGATTTATCTTTAAACCAACCACGTACTTCTGAGAGGATTGGACATGCTGTACCGTCATTGTACATTTCAACGCAAGGAACTTGCACCTGTACTGATCGGCTGTCTGTCTCACCTTTGATACCTGCGAAAGGTAGTTTGATCATTGCACGTTCTACCCAGAAGAATGTGTTGTTGGGATTACCGTCAGGTAGCAAGCGAATTACTGCTTCTTTGCCTTCGGCCATATTCCAGTGTGGGTAAATTGCGTTGTCTCCACCGCCGGTGGATTGTCCTGTGGACTTTGATTGTGCTTCTTGAAGTTTAGCACGGATTTCTGATAATGTTGCCATTTTAAATGCCTCCTATGTTATGCCTAAAATGTTTATATGCCTTATGCACATATGTTATTATGCGCTTTTTATTTAGCAAGGTCAATGATTTTTTGTTTATTTTTGATTTTATTTTGCCAATAAAAAAGCCCAGGGCTTAACCTTGGGCTTCTCTATATTTGGCCAATGCCATTTGTCTAGCTAGCCATAATCTAAACTTTACATAGTCCGATAGGTCATCATCTTCAACTAACTTACCAAACTCTGCGCTTCGTCGATTACGGCCATAAGTGATCTCATCATCAAGGACAAGATCACTATCTTCTAAATCAAATTTACTTCGTTGGAGTAGCGGCTGGCTTTGCGTCTGTTTTAGGTGCGTCTTTCTTAGCACTGTCACTTTTTGCAGGCTTTTTCTCTTCCTTCTTAACTTCAGCCTTGGCAGGTGCTGGAGCACTTGCTGTTGCA